TTACCAATGATGTAGCCGTTATTAATAATAGTGATTGTTCCGCTACCAGTAATTGCACCTGTGTCAAACGCCGCTAAAGTTGTATTATCAGACCAAACGTATACATTAGCATTAATTGTTACTTGTATAGGCCTAGAAGACCCGTTAACAAATCCCGCTGCCTGCGCTGCGGTAAGCAAATTAAAGTTTTGAGTGTTTAAACTAACTACAAGTTGTAAAAGGTTAGCCGTACCGTAGAAGTTATTGATTGAAATAGTATTACCTGTAGGCACTGCTCCATTTGTTCCTGAAGTCCCAGCAGGTACCAATCCACCGCCCGCGTAGTATTCGTTTAAGCTAATAGGGTTAATACCACCAAACTCAGTTTGAATGTTTTGAAGTGTTAATGGGCCAGAGGTAGGTAAAGCCATTATTAAATAGTTCCAAATGCTGTTACGTTACCTGTTACTGTTAGGTTGCCTGATGAGTCGAGCTTACCTTTGTTAACGCCGTTGTAGCTAAAAAATAAATTCGTGCCATTAGGTGTTACATTCCACCCACCTGCGTTTGTAATTTGAGTAGCTGCACCTGATGTATTACCTGTACCGCCCGCTAGGACTGGAAGAGTCCCTGCCACCAAAGTATTTGCTGCTGATGAATATAGTGCGTTGTTAGCCCCTGCAAATGTAGTTAAGCCTGTACCGCCGTAAGCAGTGTCAATAGTACCACCTTGCCAAGTACCACCTGAAATTACAGTAGTAGCTAGGTTTAGTGTGTTTGTACCCCAGTTAACGTAAGCTGGAATAAATGAATACGCACCCCAAGTACCTGCGGATGTTGCAATACTTAATGCGCCTTTTTGTGTAACGCCGCCAGGAGGAATAACCTCAACCACTGTGGATGCGTTATCAGTAACTGTTAAATTGCCTGATGAGTTATTAATAAATAAAAAGCTCTGACCTAGTGCCAATGTTGTAGCGCTTGGTAACCGAAATGTATGGGTAGTTGAACCAACTAGAACCTGATTTCTTGCTGAGCCTGCCGTTAAGATTGTTGTACCTGCAGATGCTGTTGTTGATGCAAAACCTGCTATGAAGTTATTAAAGGTAATGTTTGTACTAGCATCACGAAGAACTACAGAGTTAGCGCCAGACGATGCAGTAACCCCTGTGCCACCGTAAGCAGCGTCTACAGGGTTCCCTAGGTATTCACTACCTGCAGGGATAGTTACCACTTGGTTTAATTCACCTGTTGCGGTTAACAATACTGAAGCACCTGCTGGGTAGGTAACAAATACAGTAACAGTACCGCTAAATGTATTAACTGCACTCGATCCATTACTAGAATCAAAAATAGAAGTACGAATTAAACGGCTTGGTCCTGTTTGAAACGTACCTTCACCAACTTCCCAGTTACCTGAAGCATCGGTAGCAGCATAGTATGTAGTATCACCAGCAGCAAAAGCCGTAGAAAATGGTACAAATCCAGTAACTGTGCCAGTTAAAGTAAAACTAACTGTGCTATTAGCCGTAGCTGCTTGTTGTACACGGTCTTTTACCTGGAAAGTCATTTAAGACTCCTTAGCTTGTAGCAGTTGTAGAGTATGTGACTGATACCGTATCGCCAGATGTTGTAACCTTAGCTGTGGTAAAAGCACCTGCGCTGTATAATATACCTGTATTACCTGGAGAAAACGAACTAGAAGCGCCTGCACCTGTAACCAAGAAACAACCACCAACTGTACCACCTGCACCGTTAATTGTGTATGTAATCGCTGTAGCTGTTGCGGTTGTAACGTTTGATGGTGTAGTACCTGATGAAGTTGCCCCCGAAGGAAATACTGCTGTACCACGAACACCTGACCCACCAACTGTATAATTAATAAACTCTGTCCAACCGCCATGTGAACTCATTGTGTCTGCGGCTGTAAATGCAGGGGTTGCACCGTTAACAAGACCCAAGAAAGGGCCTACTGTAGTGTATGTGCCTGATGTACGTAGCAAAGTGTCTAGCATTAATTGCTTACCAACAGCATTTACTAGGTTAGGAAATGACTCTTCCCATTTTAGATTACCAGCTGCGTCACGACATTCAACGTGGTACATGCCTTCAATACCTACTGTTTCATTATCAGCTGCGTTTGTTGCCATTGTAACTATAGCGTTATCGCCAAAGCCTTGCTTCTCTTTTGTCATAATAAACTCCTAAGAAATTCTAATTATGGCGTTTGCTGCATCCGCCGTTGGAAAAGTAATTGTAAATGTGTTTGCTGCTGTTTTGTCCGAACCAAAGTTTAGTACCGCCACAGCAGCGTTAGTAGTACTATTATATATTAAAGCGCCTCTACATGTAAAAATAGCTGGGTTCCATGTTACAGTGCCAAACGAAACGTATGCAGTTGAGCCACTATAGGCAGGAGGTATGATGGTCAGCGTTTCGCCTCCTCCAAGGTACCCCCCTGAATTGATTTCTCCCTCAGTTGTATACTCAGTAGTGCTCGCATCTAAATTGGCGTTAGCATCATATAGTGCAATCTTGTATGTATACGGTGTGCCAACCGCAAAATTCTCTAAACCTTTTAATACGTTTTCTTTAAATATCGTACACTGTGTTTGGACGATTGCCATTATAGACCTTTATATTCCAAGCTAGTTTGACCCTTACGGTACGAATCATTTCGTTCAAGTCCATCACCAAGACGTTTAAGTTGCATTAAGGATTCTTGGAACATCTTTTCATAGTACGTAACCATGTCCTGCTCACCTTTCATAAAGATTATTGCTTCACGCATAGCGCCATAAAACAACACAGGGTCATAGTTATCGCCTACCCATGAAGTGCCATCTGTGTTTGATACCGAGCTAATTGTTACCGCAAAACCTACACCAGAACCACCAAGATAAGAAGCATCCGCTGATAATATTTCTCCAGCAGCGTATAACGAACCTGGGTTTTCAACAATTACGCTAGTTATACCGTTTTGAAATACTGTGATAGTTGCTGTTGCGCCCGTTCCAGAGCCGCCCGTTAGTGGCACATTAAAATATATATTATTCTCGTAGTTTGCGCCTGTAACGATATTAGTAAAAGCTAAAATTTGCCCCTGCACAATTGATACTGGGTAGTAAAAGTAATGTAGCTCTACGCTATAATTACTACTAGGTGATGGAGCCAGTATTAAAGATAGTTCATTTGCTGCGTTATACTGTGGCCCAAAAACTGCGTAATACTTTGGCAGCCCCGTTACTGTTGGGTTTGGGTATGATTCACGAAGAAAGTTAACATCTTTGTTTAGCAGGTATGTGTATTTGCCAGAATCTTCAATGACTGCCACTGAAAAGTTAGCTAACCAATCAGCTGGAAGTGTTAGGTATTGATTAGATGTAGTTAAAGTTCCTGTTACATTTTTGCGTAGCGAAGGCAATTGCACTGTGTTGTATATACGTTTCTCAGCCTGTTGAATAAAGGTAGGAATGTTTAATACAAATAGTGATTCTGTATTCTCAGAATAATCTTGAATTGCCTGCGCTAGCTGGATGTAGTTCATTAGCCCATTTTCCCACTAATCTTACGACCTTTAGTAGCAGCGCCGTAGCCACGCATCTCGCCTACACCGTGTGGGTTCATTACTGCTTTTTTACCACTAATATTTACGTCCATAGCAAGTGTAGAACGAGTGACATCTTTAGCTGCAAGAGTGTTTGGGTTAACGCTAGCATTAATGTCTGAGCTATAAGTGTTGTTCATTGGTTGCTTGTACACACCGATGTCATTGCCACCACCTGATGGGTATACAAAATCAGTATATGCACTAGCATCTTTGTTTTCTTTAGCGTGTCCTAACGGATAGGAGTCAGCTGGTGTTACTTTTACAGAATCATTTTTAGCCATGATATTATCCTTGGTTTGCTACGCGTGATAAATTGCGACCTAATGCTTTACGTGATTCGTTAGAAACACCATCAGAGCCTTTACCGCCTGATTGAACGCCAACTTTTTTACCGTCGTCGCCTAAGTTCTTACCTTTTGTTTTGCCTGATTTAGTTACACCATCAGCGCCTGATTTATAAGCCATTTTAATACTCCTAAGTTGTTATCGTTACTATACCTACTTGACCAATTGCAATCAAGTTATTTGGTGTTAATACTGTATCAAACCCACTTGCCCCACCTACAGGCGCCCATCCCCACTGAATCTGACGGCTACCATCTTGTGAATATCCATCTATTCCTAGACCTGACACCGCATAACTGGTATCTGGGCGTGGTTCTCTAACCGCTTGTGGGTCGTTAACTGGGTACATACCTAGTTGTAGTTGCGGTTGGTCAGGGTCCCAGCACTCAAAACAAACCTTAATATTGACCTGTGTAGTTTTAATCGTTAGCTTTTTAAGTTCTGATAACTTGTATCTTTGTCCACATCTATCGCACTCGGCAATACTGTGCTTACCACTAGCGTACTTGGTTGGCATTATCTTGTATAACTCATGTTACGTGGGACGAAACGAATACTCGCTTTCTCACGGTCTTCTGCTGCCGCTAGTTCAAACTGTTGTTCGTAGTCTGCTTTAAGTGCCATTGAGCGCGTTGGGTCTACGCCTGGAATCTTCATGCTTAAGTAATAAGCTAGTCCTGCGACCATGCACGTAAGAAAACGGAATGGAATATCCTGAGTATTAACACCATCACCAGCATCCTGTATTCTGCGTAAGCGCCAATAAACAAAAATATATTCCCCGTCTGGAGCGTTAGGTGTAGGCCAGACATTGATTTGCGGGTTCTTAATTCCACTTGGTTCCGTAGCTCCTGAACGACGATTAATCCACACCTGTATAGGGCGGCCTTGTGTTAATTTGTTTGGGATAGTTGCATAGGTAGACTCTGATATACGGTTAATATTAATATCAGTTTGTTGTATTGTGCCTGGCTGGGTTCTGATTACTTGGTCCAGTAAGTCAATGGTGTCAACAGGTAGGTCATATGTTCCCACTCCTGTAGTAAGAGTAATCTGACCCTGCTCAATAGTCCATAAATTGATTCCACGGTTTGCCCATTCTATCGTTAATAAGTTTAAACTACGACGTGCTGTACGAAAGTCATAACCTGTACGTAGCTCTGAACCACAACGCTCAAAAGCCTCTTCAATGAGGTCATTTAAATCTAAGTTAAACGCTGCAGTACCAGTAGTTGTCATTTATTTTTCCCACTCAAGCATAATTTGCACAATGAATAAATTAATAATTAAATAGTTGCTATCTTCATAGTCAGCTAACTCAACCCCGACCATCATGCCTGTAATAAAACTCATGTAGCAAGCAACCATATTATTTTACCTTTCTAAAGGGCTTAACCTTACTTTTAATCTTGTCTGGCTGTGCTACAAATTGTTTACCAGCTGCTTTACCTGCACGTTTTGCTTTAGTTGTTGCAGCATACTCTGCTGGGCTAAGTGCTTTAATCGCCTTTTCAGGTAGGTATCGTTCACCCGTTTCAGATGATTTTTTACCTGACTTGGTAGTCCACTTCTGGTCTCCCCAAGCTTTTAGCGACTTTTGGCTTTTAGCTAGCGCACTCATTTATATCCGCCACCTGATTCTTTATATCGTTTAGCTAGTAACTGTGCTTTACGTGCTGACCATTGCCCTGCGGCTGTACCATGTGTTGCAGAAGCTTTAATGCTCTTAAACAGTGCTTCTCGTTTGCTAGGTTTAGTATAATTACCAGCCTCATTAACTTTAGACTTAGCCTCACCGCCTTCGGCGTACTTCTTGCCTTTAGGAGCTTTAGGGGTGCTAGGTAGTGATACTTTACCGCCTTTTTTGTACATCTCTACGTCCTGTGGTTTGTCCTTACGAACAATCTTTTTACCCTTCGGCATCTTTGAAGGATTAATATCACCCATGCCACGAGACGCTTTCATCTAGCAAATCTTTCCTTTAGTCTTACCTTTAACAGCGCATCCGTCTGCACGGCTTGAAGCTGAACCACCAGCAGACATTTTCTTCATAGCTTTACCACCACACATACCACCAGCTTTTTTCTTTTCTGGTGCTGGAGCAGGCTTGTCAGTACCCATAACAGAGTCTTTAATTTTTTTGCCTAGGTTACCAAGCATTTCCATTGCGCTAGGTTCTTTACCTGTACCTAAACTATTTTCACGAGCTTTGTCTGCCGCTGCACCCATTTTGTCACGCATCTTTTGTTCGCGGATATCTTCAGGTGTCATACTTTTAAATTGTTCAGCCATGATTAGCAAACCTTTCCTTTAGTTTTACCGCG